AAACGCTTCCACCACGTTGCCGGTCGTAAGGTCGCCGGTCGCCATGGTGACACGGCGGCCGTAGGTTTTCATATTGCGAGCAGCGCCAAGAAGGCCCTGCTGCGGCTGCGCGAAGTCCGTACGAGTGGTCATAAACCTACTCCTCTATAAGGGTGAAAAGGAAAGAGCCGCCCGAAGGCGGCTCAAGAGGGATCAGGCGTTTGCCACGCCGGAGACGAAGCCCGTGACCATCCCCCAATCGACGAGATCGCCGACCGTGGCGCCCGAGACAGACTGCGGAGCCTTGGCGATCTTGCCAACGCCATACTGCGCCTCGATGCCCATGCCGTTGATGAAGTCGTAATCACCGTCCTCGAGCTGGGTCGGACGCGGCATCTGGCCCATGCAATAGGCCATGGCCGCCTGACCAAGCAGGAACACAGGCTCAACGTCGATCGACGAGGCGCCAACACCAGAGAGAAGAAGGCGCTGGGTGATTTCCGGGATTTCCAGATAATACACGCCGTCATAGACCAGACCGCCGCCCGTGAAGATCGGGTTACTCTTGGTCGGGTCAGAGCCCTCACGCTCGCGCGCATCTCGGTTGGCCTGGTACATCGTCGCATCAGCCTTGAGGTCGCGCATGGCGCGCGAGCCCAAGAGGCACAGATACAATTCCTGATCCGTCTCGCGCATCTGGAACGGGGTAATCTTCGGCTTTCCGTTGTAGACGCCGGGGTTCGAAGATGAAACGCCAGACTGCATGGCTTGGGACTTCATCAGCGAGCCGACCGCCGCCGTCATCTTGTCGTTGGTCGAGTCAACGTTTGCAACAGCCGTGGCGAAGGTCGTGGAATAGTTCGAAATCTGCGATCCGAACACAACACGGTCAACGTTCGCAGTCACCCACGAGTTCTTATTACCCGTAGTCGCTGCCGACCACTTGATGCCGTTCACGCGGTTGCCGGGCGAGGTGAAGCGGTTCGCCTGGATCGATGCGGTCGGGATCGACAGCAGCGCATCCACAAGATCGTCACGAACAATGCGGCGCGACCAACCACGCAGAAGATCGCGAGCAGTCGAACGAACGTTGAAGCTCGACTCCTTGTTGACGGCCCGGTTGTTTGCAACAGCGTTACGAGCCCAGTCAGCCCATAGCGGGAAGCCATAGCTGTCAAGCTGTTCTTCGTTGCCGCGCAGCGTGCCAGCGCCGACACCAGCGCCAGAAAGCTGGGTGACTAGCGGGATACGCATCTCCTTGCCGTCAGCCTCAAGATCAGCCATGCGGATGATCGGGCTGGTCGGCGACGAACCCATGAAGGGATCGAGGCGCGATTTCCGCAGAAAGTCGGAAGTGACATTCCGGCGGAATTTGACGAGTTCGTTATTGGTGTGGTTCGTAGTGAGGCTCATCTAAGGAAACTCCTTGTATGCGGCCGTCACCCCGCCCAATAAAAAACCCGCCTCGAAAGGCGGGTGATTTTGTCTTGGATTTCGGGTAGATCAGCCGGCGATTTGTTCGAAAAGCTCGCGATCTGATACGTCTGATGTTGCATCAGAGCGGAGCGATGCATTGGCGCGACTTGCGCCGTTCAAGGTCGGGGGCAACTCAACTCGTGGACGACCATTTGACTGAGGCTGAGCGTCACTTCGCCAAGCTTCCATCGCCTGCTTTCGAAACTCCGGGTCTTTCAGAGCTTCTTCGCGAAGACGTTGCTTGTAAGAAGCCAGATCGCCGCCGATCTCGGCGCGCGTCTTCTGATCTCGATACCATTCGATGAGGGTTTCTCCCGGATCACGCGAAGCCTGCATCTTCGCCCGCAATGCGGGGTCGATCTGCTTCTGGGCCATTTCATACGCGGATGAAAACTCATCCTTGTATGCCTTGGCCGCGCGCTGAAGGCTATCCTCGCGTCGTTCTGCTAGAAGCTCCTCTCGGATTTCATCGCGAACGCGTTTGGCGTAGCCTTTCGGGTCAAGAAGGGGATCGGGGCCATCATCGGCCGCATCTTCCTTCTTCTCCGGTTGGCGTTGCTGCTGAGTCCGGCGCAATTCGGCCATTTCGGCCTTCAGGCGCTCGTTCTCCTCGGCAAACCGCCGCTTCTCCTCATTGATCTCCCGAACGCGCCATGACGGTACTTGCGGGGCGCTATCGTCAACCTGCTGCCGTTCCTGGCTTTCGGCTTCAGATGTCGCCTGCTCCGTATGCCGCTCTTCGGTGGTCTCAACCTGCTGCTCGGTCTGCTGGGTGGATACATCCTCCAACCCTTCATCCGTCACAGCCTGGTCAAACAGCTCGTTGTCGCTCAACTCCTCGTTCTTCATGGTCTTCCTTCTTCCGCGTTTCGTGCGGCTACGTGATGCCCTCTATCGCTTGGGCAGCGTGAATGAGCCAATATCGCTGGCTCGTGCGATCTCGTTAGGGGGCAGCAATCACAGATATGGTCGCGCCCGCCTGCACACCGAAGTATTCCGGCGAAAGCGCCGGCAACAGCGTGTCTGAAGTCGTTGCAGTGCCGCCGCCCTTGATGGCGCACTGCACTTCGCAGATTATGCGAATAAACGTCGTGTCAGAACCGAACGCGGCCGACGACTGAACGCCGCCGCTGATGTCCAGCGTGGATTGGTTACGAAGGCTCGGGATAGCTGCGATCTGCGCCTGCGAGCTCGCAGTGCTGCCAAGCGTCCTGAACTCAGAAATCCAAACCCGCGAGGCTGCGTTCGCGGCATTCACAGACAGCAAAAAGAATGCCGCCGCAATAAGCTTGCGAAGCATTGGTTTCTCCTATTAGGCGGCCCTTAAGCCGCCCTCTCCTTGGAATTAGACTTCGCCAACTGCGCCTGGTAGGCCGCCTTGTCCTTGGCAATATCCATGTCTTGCGTATGCCGCTCCTGCTGCACTCGGGCAGCGTTCGCGGCCTTGATGCGCTCAATCTGTATGTCGGCCGCGGCCTTCATCCGCTGGATTTCGATATCGTTGGCTGCTTTCATGCGCTCAATCTGAGCATCCATGGCTGCCTTATGCTCGTCCATCTGCTGTTGACGAGCCTGCATCGCCATGTCCTGCTGAGCCCGCGCTGTTTCCCTTGCGTCCTCGCGCTGAGCCGTCTGAGCCTCGATCTGCGCCTTGGCCTGCGCTGCGATAACCTGCGGGTTAGGCGGCGGGGGCTGGTTCTGCTTCGCCTGGATCTTGTCGAGCATCGGCTTCTTGACCGAATTCGGCAGCGGTGAAAGCTCGATCGCGATGTCAGGGAAGTTCTGTGCGAACTGAGGCCCAAGAGACTGAAGGACCATCATGGAATCGCCCTGCATGTTCACAGCATCAGGGCCTTCATCAATGATGATATCCACATCGAGCGAGCCAACGTTGTTGACGATCGCGGGACGGCCGTACTGATCGACTTGAAGCTTGTTGATCTGGAAGAACTGCGCAACGTTCTGGTCGTCCGTCACGCGAATCCAGCGCTGCGAGGTCCAATAGCGCTGTATGATGTTCCAGATGTCGCGATAGACCCGGATTTTCCAGTTCTTATAGGCCGAGAGATAAGGCCCAAGCTCGGCAATGCCGGCCTGCTGCAACAATTGAATTGCGCGACCGGAGCTATCCTCTAGTCCTTGCCCGATCAAGGCAGGATTTGGCCCGAAATTCTCGATCTCATTCTTGGCCTCCTGAAGCATCTCCAATTGGCCCTTGAAATCGTTGTTCGTGCTCTGGTCGGGCTCCATCTTGAGGCCCGGATTAGTCTCAACCCAACCGTCAGGCTTTGACCACTCACGCCGCGCAACCTCGATATCGTCAACCGCGCCCTTTTCCGAGATCACACGGCGATTGTTGAGCAGGTGTAGCGCCTTTGAGCGGCGATGATTTACCTCGTCCTGCGGGCTCTTGAGGTTGCGCACAAAGCCGTAGCGGTCGCCGTCATGGTCAACATTGGCCGAGAACATGCGATAGCGCGGGAACGTCTTGCCTCGCTCGTCAATGAACGGAGAAACGCCCTCCATCAGCTTCAGGAAGCCGATATACAGGCACCATTTCCACTTTCCGCCTTGGATATACCAGTGATCGACCAGCCGGCATTTCCGCTCGGTCGTGTTGATCCAGTTGCGTTCCCGGTCGTTGTCGTTGATGGTGGTCAGGTCTGAGCCCGTCTCCATCATAACGTCGATTTCATCGGCCTTACTTGGAACAAGTTCCTTGGCAAGCTCGATGTCTACCCACTTAGCTACGCCAAGATATCGAGCGTCGGTAAAGCCCTCATCGAATGAGCGCGGGTCATAGAAGAACCCATCGCCGTATGCGATGT